CAATCATGTACCGCGCACGGACCCCGATCCCACGCGATGTGACAAAATTCGCACACGCAAATAAAAAATAACCCGCCGGGAATTAACCACAGCGGGAGAAATATTCTACACGTACTGTTGCGCCTATGCTTCACTCTAGCGACCTCTCAAAATCACGAATACACATCTGCGCATGTGCCACAGTACGAAACGAAGGCCACTTGTACCACGTCGCACGCTTCCATGTGTCAGATTTTGTATCGTGACGGCTTGCGTACATTTGACCGTTGTATGTACCCAATACAATCACACGCTCTACGCTTCGCGGCGTTCGGCTGTTGACGTGAACGCCAACAGCCATAAAACGCAATTCGCCTTTGTATCGTGGTTTGTCAATTGACACGTCAAAACTCCGCCCCGTGATATGCTAGAAACAACGACACCACGATAAACGGAACATTGATATAGATAGCGTGCCTCTTCGCGTCGTATGCACCCCCTATACGTATGTCTAGGGGGCGAATTTCAACTGTCCAATAGCGTATCATAGCGGCGAACCTCCTAGCTGCGAATGACCGTATTGATTGTTGAGCGCCCGTTGTGTTTCGATTGCCTGTAATTTTTGTTCGGCGGCTAGTCGTCTGCGACGCTCAACGGTTAGATCGTTTTTCAGAAGGTCTATTTCCTTCTGTTGACACGCACTTATTTTTAGCCACTGACCGTTCCATAGACGGTAACCGAGGAAGATCATTAGACGGCTTAGTGTTCGCAAGGTACTCTCCTATTTCTTTCTCATGGTTCAAGAAATATATGTCAAGGTCCAGTGACATATGGAAGTCGTTTAATGCCTTTGAATGTTGGTGATGTTTCATAAACGCCAGAAGCGCGCGACCCTCCCGATTTGTAAGGAGTAGTTTTATCATCCGTTCGGCCTCCCCCAAATCCGTATGCGTTGCTCCATAAGGAGCATCATTAGATCATCGGTTTGCTCTTGCGACATTACCATAGGCATAGTTGCGACGTTATCTTGTCCGTGTACGACAAGACAAAGATAAGTTTTGTCGGGAATTTCGGGGTGCTGCGCAGTTGCCATTACGAAATGCGACACAGGCATGACCTTATCACCATAGTTATGCGACATATTCAGGCCCCTCATTTGTGACGCGGAACAGTTTCCCGTCTGTTAGAATGTACGCGGCAAGCACCATGCAATCGCCGAACGTCAGATAACAGAAGCACGGCATTAGTGTCAGTTGGTAATATGCGCGCATAGAGCGCTCGGCAACGTCGCGGGCGTCGGGAGTTTCATACAAAACCCATTTCTTTTCGCTCGGGACGCGGTTGTCATAGAGTACGGTGTATTTCATAGCTACAGCCTTCATTGTTTGTACCATAGAGCGACGCCAAGGAAGACGATCCAAAAAACAACGGCGGCTAAGAGAAAATAGCCCCATCCGTCGAAACCCTTGTCAGCGCGATATAGAGCGTAAGGAAGTATCGCCATTCCAGCGGCAACAGCGCATATAAACGCGATAAGAATGCCCATGGCATACCTCAGTCGAAAAAGAACTCGATTTCCGCTTGTTTCTGCGCACGCGCACGCGCTACCGGGAGGGGTTTATTCTCGATAAAATCCCAATCCACAGTTTCACGCAAGCAACTGTGGCGCAAAGTGTCGTCTTCCGACAGTTGTTTGACAAACAAATCAGCCATATCGCGCGTCGGCAGACGCTCAATATAGCGGAATTTGCCCTTCAAATTGTAGCGCGCAGCGACTAAATAGTGACCTCCTTTGTCGGGCTCTACATACGCAAGCATATTTTCCATGTGTGTCTTTCCTCTAGGGTGAGAAAAAACCCGGTTCACGCTCTCGCACAAACCGGGTTAGGTAACGACGCTTTACGCGCTCCGCTTATTAGAAGGGAATAACGTCTTCTTCTTCGCGCGGTTTGGGCTTGAAAGAGTAGAGCGACACCGGCTTGCCGGTTTCATCGTCCACGCCCGACCAAATCAGCGCGTCCAGGTGTTCCATGTCTTCGTCACCGTTCTTTTTGGTGACGGGTACGACCTTGCCAGCGAATTTGCCAGCGGACGGTCCTTCAACGCGGATGATGTATCCGCCCTTCTGTTTATCGCGCGCATATGTTGCGCGATGCGACCGTTGTCCCTTGGGCGGGATTGCGGCGGTGGTTTCAGGTGCTTTTGCCACGATATACCTCAGTAGTTGGCAGGATAATCCCCCGACTATTTACAGCCCGGTCGGGGGTTCGGGAGTTCGGCGGGGAGCGGGGTGCATACGACCGCCGAAAGCCGGTCAGAAAGTGAAGCTGTCTTTCGCGCTGGACGTGGACTTGCCAGCGAGGGCGTCGGCGAACACGGTTTTCAACGCGGCCAATTCGTTGTCAATTGCGCCGAGCATCTTGCTCACATCGGCCTCGGTATATTCGTAGGACTTGCGCGAAGAAACGTTGCGCAGATTGCGCAATGCCTTGAGCGTCTTACCGACGCGGTTTGCGCCGACCGTCTTGAAGCGCTCGCGCGGCGTCTTGTTGTCCTTCGGGGCGGTGGCGGGTTTGGCAGGGGCTTTCTCAGCCATGGTATTTCGTCCTTTAATTGTTTGCCAGAATTGGCGTTGCTGTTGACCGGATATTCCTTACAACAAAAGAGGCGTTCCCTGCAACAGAAAAAGAGGGGAAATTGTTTTGCCAAACGACAATTCTTTCGCCCTCAGCATTAACACGCTGCCGCTTGTGTCCGGTGGTCTTCCCGGTGACTAGATATTCTACATCGCTGTATTTAATTTTTGAGCCCTTAGAGGCGATTTTTAATTTGGGCGAATTACCGTGATTATGGGCGGGCGCTTCGCAGTCGGCGCACTCTTCCTCTAAGCCCTTGAATACCTTACAAATCTTATTTAATTGTATTCCGTAGACCTTTTTCCCGGCAAAATGGCCTAATATTCCCTCGCCATCATTTCCCCAATCCCCCAATTTATCGGTCATACTGACTTTCGACAGGTCCGCTCCCGATCCGCAAATAATACTGTCTGTGTCGGTGTAAATTACATTCTCAATTCCGACCGCGTGCGCAGCGCGTAGCAGGTGAGCCCGCGTAAATCCGGTGATGCTCGCACCTGTCGCGACATTATTATACAGCGGTTGACCTTCCCAAGCCTTCCCGTAGCGAAATTTGTATTTCCATAGAGCGGATCGGCGGTGAATTTCGACGCCCTCATATTCGGTGTATATTTCCCATCCGTGATTTATGTCCTGTTCCCCGCACTCGCATATTGTAGCGCTCGCACCCTCAACAAATTCGCTGCAACAAGCCGAACCGGCTGGCATTATTTTATAGTCGAAATATCGCGCGGGGTTTTGGGCTAATTTTCCGTACAAACTATTCATCATAATTTTTCCGATTGTATATTGTATGGGCTGCGTCGTTTTATCGTGGCTTGATTTGTACTCATACCAATGCGTGACGTAATCGCTAAAATTGATTGTCTCCCGATGCAATTTAATGCCGAGTAATTGCACCCGATCTATAAGCCCTAATTCTATGGCGGCAATATACTCCCATCCGGTGACATGAAATTCCGCATAGATATTTGGGAATAATAATTCTGTCGCGCTGCGCAGCGGGAACGCTCCCCGCGAATTGCAGCGCAGTCGAATAAAGCAGCGCTGTTTTTCGGCGCGCGTTAATCCGTTGAAATATTCCGGGGTAATATTTTCGACTTCATTACCGCACGGGTGGTCATGCGTCATGGCGTATGGGTACGCAGAATGAATATCAATTATCCGAATATTTTTGTGCGTCCCCGGCTTGAATACTTGACACCGGCCACCAAAGAAATATGGGCGGAAATTTGTGTCATATGTGTGGTTTGTTTTTCCCGGATCAATACCGAGCGATTTAGAGAATGCGAGGGCGTTGCCTGCAATAGTGATTTTCTTACCAGCAACCTTGCGATATTCCGCAACAAGGTCGTACAGCACAACGCAGTCTTGCTTTAAATAGACAGATATTTCTTCTTTATGTAGGTGACGTACAGACGCTTCGAGTTTGCGATAATCAAACTCGAATTTTCCAAATTTTGCCAGTTTCTCAGGGATAATAGAAACGCTGTCACGCAACTCAGCTTTACCGCACATCATTTTGACAATGCGACCGTTGATAACCTGCGCTTTAGATGATCCGATATGCACAAGCAAAAACATAAAATCGAATTTGCCGCCGTTGTGCGCGTAGATAATGGCGTGCTGCTTCCTCGCCCATTCGACAAATTCAATTGTCGAATAAAACTCTAGATATTCGCTACCGTTGTAAGCGCCCCAAATAAACGGAACGGGCACGCGCCCGTATTTGGCAGGGTCCGTTTCACAATCGACAGCCCATAGCTGCCGATCTTTACGCACGTTTCTTTGTTGTCTTTTCCGCGCTAGGTTTCAGCACACATGCTACGCCTTTGACAAATTCGTCTGCGTCTTGATACCGTTGATAGCGGTCGTACAGCCATTCCGTCCAGGCGTTCGGATCGGCAAAGCCCTCGCCAACACGCCCTTTATTGGTCCACAGATACACCGCCCATACGTCAGCACGGTCCAGCAATTCAAGCCCCAAATATCCGACGCTATCAATGTCAGCTTGCGAGGCGTGATATTCCCATTTTCTGCCGCCGCTTGTCGTCTTGATTGTGCCGTCTTTTAAGACCTTCACTTTTGAGCCCGGTTGTACGTTGCGAAGTCGTACAGCGCGAATACCTTTTTTCGACAGGTCCGCGTCTACCAGTCCCTTCTTTTTCAGTTCTTTATATTGCTTGTCGGTGACGGCAACGAGGGTGTGTTGTCCGCGAATGGCGTTTTTCGCCCGTGTAAGCTGCCCCAATTCGCCAGCCGTTAGGCCCCTCTTTCCCTTGAGTTTGGCGACGCTTGGGAAGTACTCAGAGAGGGCTTTAATGTCGGCGCGTCTTTGCTTGCCTACAGGCGCTACAATGCGTTGTTTTTTCGACGGTTTTGCGGTTTTGCGCTTTGCCATGGTGTCTTGTCCGGTTGTCCCATATATAATGTGAGCCTGCGACCTCTCCCGGTCAATCGCTAGGCGTGGTAGTCTCCCGGCCTAGATTTAGTAATCGTCCGTAAACGGATCAAAACCCATGGCGAATGTTCCAAAGACGTGCGCATTCCAGGGCATGTTTGACATGCTTGTTCGCACATATACCACGACCTATGCGCCGATTAGCGGTGGCTTGTGGGTATTCAATCCAATGGCGTCTATGCCTATGGAATTTTACGGTTACGTTGACGGTGCTGCCCCGGTCGGATTTGCGGCCAACATTTTTGACCTCAATACCGGCATTACCCAATTCCGCAAAGGTAACACAGATTGGGCTCTGCATAGCAACTCCGCGCCGTTTCAATATCCCGTGTGGAATGACGGTCTTTTCACGGGGTGGTGTACGCCAACACCAACGCAGATTACAACGTCTTATATGTGGTCGCACGCGGCGGCATTGGGGGCGGGTTATGTGGATACAAAACCATTCCAGGTATTGCAGTCCCTTAATCAGCCTGTGCATTCAAATACAGGGTGGCCGGGATTGTATACAGCCTATGGGCAAGCCATCGGCAAGGGCTGCGCATATTCTAGCGTCTATGATTTGACTAACACCAATTGGGTGTTCGACGGAACTCGCGGACTTTTCCACACCACAACCGACCTCGGATTTAAGGCCACTTGCTATCCGTATTCTTCTATCGCAGTTGGTGACCTCGCTTACGTCGCGACCGTTGATTTAACTGCCCCTGCTACACGCAACCGCCTTGCCGTCACGGATTGGCTCACCTTCGCCACACATTATGATATGTATTGGACGCCCGCCGACGCTGTGGATATTGACGCCCTGTTGTCTTTCGGTGGTAACAATTTTCTCGCGACGTATAACGGCTTTATGCAGTACATACGCCAGAATGTAACCATCGGCACAAAGACGACGCCAGACGGCTTTATTATTGTCATGTCGCCTGACGGTAGCGTGTATTATATTTTGCGGCTTATTGCAGCCGATAGCGGCGCGGTGGCAATGCTCTCAACAATTGGGCAGATTGAAACGAAGACAGATTTAAGCGGCGCTTTATGGCTGAAAAATGCGAATTTGCAAAATACGCTTTTAGTTTCGGCGGGCTCTGTGTTAAAGGTCTTACCGATCTATTTGCCGGTCCCGCTGTCTGATAGCCGTGACACCGACCCGGCCTTGCAGCTTATGCGGAGCGCTCCCAATGGGACAAAATAACCAAGGTTCATACGTGCCAAATCCTATGACGTTGGGAAGCACGCCCGATTGCAGAATGGGACGCCGCGCAATTCACGTCACCATTGATTTTTCACTCGGCAGTGAATTTCTCCTTGATCTCTCACAAGTCCAAACACAGGGCGCGCTTGACAGCGTACAAACCCTGTACGTTGATAACGCAAATTCCCCCGGCGCGTTGACTGTTCTAATGGGGCTCACAAATCAGAGCATTTCGATTGCAGCCGGTGCGCAAGCATATTTGCCGGTGTTACAGGGCAATCCTCCCAAGCTGATTTTCAGCATGGCGACGGGTACGCCAACAATCGACATACAGCTTATGAATTTCTTTGTGCCGCCTTGCGTGTGGTATACAGCGGGTTTGCCCGTCAACGATCTTACGCTTGCCTCTGTCATTTCAAACGGCGGTGTTAACGTCAACGCAGGCACACAAACCCTTAGCGGTGTTACCGACGCTTCCGGCACGATTGCGGTCGCAGGCACACCGCAAGTATTGCTTGCCGCCAACGCCGCACGCAAGCGTTTCGTTTTGTCCAATCCGTCCAGCGCTACCGAAACGCTGCAATTCTCTTACGGTGCGAACACGCACTATATTGACTTGCCACCGGGTACCACATGGAACGAGGCGGACTTTACCGTAGCAGGCGACGTTATCAACGTTGTTGCCGCGACCCTTGGGCACGCCTTCACTTGCTATTATTGGTGAGTTCTTTTGAAGCCCTAACGCTTCGCTATTTGAGGGCATAACATGACCGGCGTTCTACTGCCGCCCTTTCAAAAAGTATTCGGAACAGGCGCGCCCGGTGTGGGCGTTCCGCATTCCGCGATGTATTTTGACAATTCGACCGTGCCATACACACCCTATATTTACGCGGGCGGTGCGTGGCATATTTTCGGATCGGGAGGCGGTGGAAACAACGCAACATCTATTCAGGGCATCAACGTAGACGCTACGCCACCGACGACAGGGCAGGCGTTGCTCTATGACGGCACAAAGTACGCACCAACAACGGTTTCAAATTCACCGTCCCTTGTGCAATTTGTGAATGAGAATTTGACGGCGGGCGGTGGCGTGTCGGGTGTGACGCTCCCCAATCCGCCGACAGACGGAAACCTGTTACTCGCATTTTGCGGCTATTCGAGTTCCAATATTGACGCGGGCGGGTGGACGCAATTTATCAGCGACGGTAGCGGCACAAGCTATACGCATGTCGCTTGGCGCTTTACGGGTCCAGGTGAGCCCGCGCTAGTTCCGATCTATGCTGCGCCGCATGACGCTTGCATTGTGCTGTATGAGATTGCCAACGGTGCGCCGTCGCAGTTGTGGACCTCGTTTCAGCAAAGCAGCGCAACACCGGGCGCAAATTTTTCAGCCGGTCGCGGCGGTGCGCTGTTGCTCGGTATGATTATGAATGATGCGGGGACCGCTGGACCAACAGGCGCAACAAATGCGACGCTTTTGGGGAGTGCAACAAATTCGTCCCCCGACGCAATCCAAGGGTGGAAAAATACAAACCCGACGCACGGCAACACAGCTAACGCAATATCTTTCACCTTCGCGGGTGGCGGTGCGCGCCGTCTTTGCGGAGTGTGTATTGAATGAGCATTTTTAATTCGCCATTTCTTCCCGTGTTCGGATCGGGGGCGCCAACGGTTAAGACCAATAAAACCGCGCTCTATTTCGACAACTCAACCACACCTTTTACGGGGTATGTTTGGGACGGTGCTTGGCGAGTATTTGGCGTTGTTGGTAACATCAACGCAACAGAAATTCAGTCTATTCCCGTGTCCGCTACAGCGCCAACAAGCGGACAAACTTTGAAGTATGACGGCGCGGAATATACGCCCGCTTAAGGAGCGCCTGCCAATGGCATTAAATGGAATGGAAACGATGATGCACTCTATGATGAAAGCGGCGGGTATTGATCCGCAAGCTATCATCAAAATGGTGGAAGACACTTTAAGCGGCTTCAAATCCGCCGTAGAAAATTTGCAAGGGCGTCTCGAAACAATCGACGCCAAACAAGCGGAAATTCTGCACCACCAAATGATTATCAACGCGCGTCTTGAGCGCATTGAAACACAACTTGCCATCACTGCCGAAGTAGAAGATGTGCAAGACACGTCCCGACAACACTTGATTGCGGGCTAACTTAAGGAGCAACACAATGCAGAATTTTTCAGCGGCAGACGTTATGCGTCGTCTCGCCGAATTGGAAGAGAAAGCGGAGCGGCACGTACCGGCTGGCGTTGGTAGCGAAAGCGACCTCGCCGAACGTGTCTCACAACTTGAAATCGACGTTGACCGGATCAACATGAAACTCTTTGACATTGCGGGCGTCGGTGCTGCGCAGGCGTCGGGAGCAACTGTTGACAGCGCCACACTTGCCGCCGAAGGCGTCGGCACGTTCACGCCCCACAACACAACCGTTGCGGCGTCAACCGAAACGAAATAATTGAGGCATCAAATGTCGGCAACGGGTGAAAGCACAGTCTTTGCGGCGGAAGAACACGCGGACGCGATAGCAGCCGACGCCCTTGCCGCCGCTGCCGGAACAGCGGTTATCGCCGCTCAACAGGCTGTAGCCAATCAAGAGCAAACCGCAGCACACCTTCAAGCCGCTGCCGCCGAACACGCGGCAGCGGTAGAAGAAAGCGTGGCGGAAAATATCACAGCGCAAGAGGACGAATTAGCATGGCTGAAGACGCACGCGGCACAGACAACGGAAAGGCTGGAAGCACAGACTTCAGCTTTGACAGCGCAGACGGAACGAATGGAACGGGTGGAAACGGCGCTGTCAAGGGCGCTGGAATTGTTGACCCCGCCACCCTCGCAAAACCCGCAAGCGGAAGCGGTGACGGTCCCGGAAGAAATACCGGGGGCACAACCGACGCCCCCAAGCGCGGAAGGGGACGCCCCAAAGGTGGCGGAGGAAACGCCAGCACAAGGACGCAAGCGCCATCGCTGGATTTAGGCTTTGTAGAAATGATCCTTGTCAGCATCAATGCTGGCATTGTCGCTATTACAAAGCTGCCCGAATTGGAAGTGACGGCGGAAGAAAACCACCGCATTGCTGTTGCCGCTCAAAATCTCGCACAATACTATGACGTGCGGATTGATCCCAAAAATCAAGCGCTCATGGCGCTTATTGGTGCGGTCGGGCAAGCATACGGTACACGCCTTGTTGCGGTTGCTATGCGTCCAAAGAAGCAACCGGAAGCGCAGCCGAATGCAGGTATTAATGTGCATTCCATTACCCGGTGATATATGACGCCCGAAGTCCGCTTGCCTGACAACACACAACGCCTCGCAATCGCGGGGCGTACAGGCACGGGCAAATCTATTGCAGGCGCTTGGCAACTCAGCATCAAAGACCTAAGAACCTTTCCTTGGCTTGTCTTTGACAGCAAGCGTGACCCGTTTTGGAAGAAGGTATGGGCGCTTGGTGGTGCGCGCAAATTGCGCTTGACTGAGACACCCGGCAAAGAAGGTTTGTTTTACGTACAACCTACAACGCAGGAAATTTCCTCCCAAGTCGGGGAGGATTTTTTGTGGCGTTTGCACAAGCGCGGGCGCATCGGTATTTTCATAGACGAGGGCTATACTATGGATAAGTATAGCAACGCCCTCACTGCGTTATATACGCAGGGACGTACACTGAATATTCCCATGATTACGCTTACACAGAAACCGAAATTCCTGAATATGTTTACGTTTAGCGAGGCGGACTTTATGCAGGTCTTCGCCCTAAACGACATTAAAGACAGACAGCGCATTGCCGAGTTCGCCCCGATTGACCCGAAAGTGCGCTTGCGGGAGCGGCATAGCTTGTGGTATGACGTTGCGAGAAATTCTGTCGCAGAATTTTCGCCCGTCCCTGCCCCGGCGCGAATTTTGGAAAACTTCCAGGCGCAAATGCGCTACAGCAAGAGGGCAATATAATGGACGGTCATACCTTCCTTTCATGGAATATTCCGAACCTGATTACGGTCGGGCTCATGGCGGCTTTGCTTGTCTTCCTTATGAAAGCGGGCACGTCTTTCTATGCCAAACAGAAGGGCGCGGCGTAAGCTGCGTTGTGCGCCATGGATTATATTGTCAATTGGGGACTACTTCGCCAGCCGATCAATTGGCTTGTGATTTGGTCCATGCTTCTGATTTGGTGGCTTCTGTTCGAGGCCATTGAACGCCGCACTACCGCAACGCCTGACAACCTCTGACAACCGAAACTTTGGAGCGCCTAAGCAATGGCACAAAACCAGCAAATGAACGCAGCACAGGCCAATGCCGTTGCGCGTTCCCTGATTACCTCTCGCGCCATCAAAATGACGCAGAATATCTACTCAAATACGATCAATCCGCAGAACCAGCAACAGGTGCAAGTGCCGATCCGCAATGTCGGCTTGCTTTTGGGCTTTTGGGTTGACATCAATATTTCGGTTGCCGATCCCGGCGCCGGTAACACGTATGACCTGTCGAAATTCGGCCCCGCCAACGTGTTGCAGCAAATCATCCTCACCGACCTCAACAACAACGTGCGCATTCAAACGACCGGATGGCATATGCACTTTGTCAACACCGCGAAGAAACGCGCGCCGTTCTGTTCGGCGACAACGTTATCGGGCTATCCGATTGCCTATGGCAACAACTGGACCACGGCTTTTGCCGCGACCACGCAAATCACGCACGCGGGTTTTGCGACGCAAAACGTCTACATGCGCTATTGGGTTCCCGCCGCGTACAGCGACTTCGACCTTCGCGGTGCCATGTATATGAACGTTGTCAACGCGACCGCCTATTTGCAGTTGACTATCACACCGTCCGCGCAAGCCTTTGTCGCGGCCGGAACCGACGCCACGCTTGCCGTATATCAGGCGTCCGGTGGCGCTCCCACAAGCGGGTGGGGTACGACCGCTGTTATCAACGTTTATCAGGTCTACTACGACCAGTTGCCGGTTAGCGGCAATAACGTTGTGTTGCCTTTCATGGATTTGTCGGCAATCTATGAAATCAAGAACGTTGCCTATACCGGCATGGCGTCGGGGCAGGATTTCCCCATTCCGTATTCCAACTTCCGCGACTTCCTTTCCACCTTCGTTGTGTGGGACAATGGCGGCACGCTGGACACGGGCGCTTACACAAACTATTGGGCGTTACAGTCCGCCAACTTCACCAACGTGCAGAAGGTGTCCGCCAACTTGCAAGCCATCATGGCGCGCAACGAAATTCAGGACGACTTCCCGGCTGGCGTCTACTACTTCCCGTCGCGTGACAAGCCCATTTCGACGGTGCAATACGGCAATATGAACCTGATTTTGAACCCCGCCGGGGCTCTCAATGCCGGGGCACAGTTGCTTGTCGGTTACGAAGACTTCGCCCTCACGAATACGCTTGTCGGTGCTTCGTCCATCCAGACGGCGGCCTAATCGCTGCATCGCCTTGGCAGGAGGCGCGGCGTAAAAGGCGGGGAATAGTTGCAAGATTATTCCCCGCCACATTTTAAGGACTAAGGACATGGGCGGACTGGCAGACGATTGGGCGGCAACGGTCAAGAAGTGGTGGGCTAAACCGCTCAACACTGACGGGGACGTGCTGCAATGGTTCCTATTCCTTGGCTTGGTGATTGTTATAATCATCGCGTGGAATACGATCCTGAAATTCATCCTTGAGGAGTAGGAACAATGAACCTTTTTGGCGTGGCCTTCGGGTCGATTTTGGGCATGGTGATTTTGATCCTTGTCGGTTTCTACATCGGCAAATCATTCCCGTCCCTATTCAGCGCTATTCCGGGCGTGAATAAGGTTCTCTAACGGGGGCTTTATCATGCCGCAGTCATCGCTGATTTTCTTCTACCTCTTCGCGGGATTTGTAATCTTCGTTACAGCGCGCGGAGAGTTGCCAGCATATTTGGCGGTGTTTCTAGGCCGCAAACAATAGAGGGCTGTTGCCGTGCCTTATGCGCTTATTCTCGCTGGAATAGTCTTAGTTATAGCGGGCGTTCGGAATACGCATACGGCGCTTTTCTCTCTGTTGATTGGCGACTTCACGGGAACACGATCTTTCATATGGTGGGCACTCTCTATTCTCGGTATCGGCGCTGTCGGTTACGTAGAGGATTTGCGAGGGCTCGCTAACACGTTTCTGGCGTTGGTTTTCATTGTGCTTATTCTCGCCAACAAGGGCGTATTTGCACAGTTTACCGCTGCATTTCAGGGCGCTATTCCTGCCGCTCCCGATGGCAGCACAACGTCAACAGCGTCAACCGATCAATCGCCGCTTGCAACAGCGGCGGCAAACCTCGCCAAAAATGGCGCGTCACTAGCGGGAGTAAAATAACGTGGACAAAATCGGCGAACAAATCCTAGTCGTCGCGCTCGCTATTGTTGGCGTCGCGACGCTTGCCGTTATCCTGTCGAAAAATTCCAATACGACAGGTGTTATCAGTGCGGCGGGTAGTGGCTTCTCGCAAGCCCTTTCCGCTGCGCTTTCCCCTATCGCTGGCAACAGCGCCTTAAACTTCTGAGGAATAACATGGGACACCTTGGCGACCAAATCGTTGCAATCGCTACAGCCATTGTTGGCGTTGCGATTGTCGCTGTTATTCTCAGCAAAAACAGCAACACCGCAAACGTGATTACGGAAGCGGCGAAAGCCTTCTCTATGTCGCTCGGTACGGCGGTTTCACCAATCACCGGACAAAGCACATACGTTGCGGGCGCGGGCGGTTTTTCCGGCAGTCTTCCCTCTCTTCCGTCCCTTCGCGGATCGCAGTTCTAGGGGTTACATCTATGGCGCTCTATAATTACACCAAGACACGGCAACCGGACGGGTCGGGTACGGGCGTCTATGCGTTTGAGCCCGCGTTTGCCTTGCCGCTGTTTACGCTCCCCGGTCCTGCGACGCCCGTTCCGCAAGGATGGAACGCTTACCAGCCCGAACAGTTGTACTACAATCAAGCGCAGCGAATGGACGGCAAGGCCGGTATTGTTGCCGGTCAAATGGCGTTGCAATCGCTCATTGATAACAGAGGGATTACCGGGTGATGGAAAACGCTTGGGATTGGGTTAAAGGTCACCCCGTTTATATCGCGGGAGGGCTGGCAATTCTTGCCATCATATATTTCGCGTATTCAGCGTCGTCGGGGAGCGGCAGTGCGACGACAACATACGCGGGAGCGACGGGACCGACCGACGCGGCGGTGAACGCAGCGGCGTCTGTACAGACTGCGCAATTGCAACTTACTGCGCAGACAAATCAGGTCAACGCCGCGCTACAGGCAAATGAAAGCAACAACGCGGCAGGCATCACCATTGCGGGATTGCAGGCGCAAGTCGCGACATACCAAACCGAACAAGCCGCTAACGTTCAAGAATTGGGTATCACCGCCACCAAGGATATTCAGCTTGCAGGGCTCGCCACACAGACGGCAATCGCGCAATCGAACAATGATGTTATCACACATCAAGCGGACCTTGCGTCGTCTGTCGCGATTGCCAACGCCGCGACGTTTGCGCAGATTGCCTCACTACAAAGCGCGGAAAATATCGCGCGTGTGAATGCGGCGGTGACGGTCGCGACCGTTCCCTATGCGGCGGCTGTTGCCATCAATCACGATAACAACGCGACGCAGCAAGCACAGCTTACCGCAATTTCAGGGCCGAACGGACAAGCATTGCAGGACGCTCTTTATCGTTCGCAATCCGTCACCGGATCGTATCTGAATATTGGCGGCATTACTGCTACGCGAGGCGGAACACCGTCCACCAATGCGCAAGGCACCGCCGCTGCGTTTAGTGGTATTTCTTCCCTTGTCTCTTCTATCGGGGCGCTATTCGCATGAACAATCCCTTTGAAAAATGGACGCAAAAAGATTGGCTCTATGTCGGTGGCGCGATAGCGTCAATCGCGGGGCTGATTTGGTTCGCCACAAAGCAGGCAAACACCATTGTTGCCGCTCCCTCTGGCACTGTCACCGACACACCAAACCTGCAAAGTCCCGCGCCGTCACCCGCCAACTATATCAACTACAATTCATACAACGTGCCGGATATTATTCCGACGCAGGGCGGGGCGGACGTTTCGCCAGACAAGAGCGGGAGCGGCTGTTGCGGCGGGTGCGGAGACAAAGCCGGTAACAGCTATTGTGCCGACCCGTCGCCACTTAGCACCGGCAATACGTTCACTGATACCGCTGCGCTGTTGCAGTATTATCAGAACACAAACCCCGCTTACATTGACCTCCAAAAATATCAGCTTGAAAAATACAATGAATTGGCGGCAATCAACAATCAACAGTACGCCGCGCTTTTTGCGCAGGGTGAAACATACGCCAAGGGCGCACAAACCTTTGGTGTGCAGGGAGTTGTATAATGACGACAGGCGCACCCCCTCCCAATCTGACGTTTGACTTTATGTCAAGCAAACGCATCGTGCCGTCGCGCGTGGTGCAAACCACATCATATAACGAGGCGGGTTTTATTCCGCACCCGTTGCAGCATTTCGGTTCGCCCGGTGGCGCGGCAAGTGACATAGGGCGCGCTCCAGTCGCGGGCGTCACGGGCAATTCGCCTGGACAACCGGCCTATGGAATGGCCGGTATCCATGAGTATCACACCAACGGATAAAGGGGCTTATCGTAAGCCCTATCGCTTCGCTACTTGAGGGCACCTGCCATGGATTATCGTAACGGATTTGTTGACGGTGCGCTGTATGTCGCTACCGTTATTATCGCAATGCTTGCCGTGTCATGGCTTCTTGAACCACCGCGCACAGTGCATCGCGTATTCGTCCCGGTTCTAAAGCCGGAAGACCTCGCACCGCCTGCGGACGAAAAGGCCGAATAAATGCCGACCTCCCCCTATCTCGATTTTGCAGTTTCGCAGGCGCAACGCTATGGTGTGCCTGCAAACCTGTTTACTGCGCAGATAGGTGCTGAAAGTTCTTGGAACCCAACGGCGCAAAATGGGAACGCATATGGCATCGCGCAGTTTATGCCTGCTACGGCGGCAGATTATGGCGTCAACCGCAGTGACCCTTATAGCAGCATTACAGGGGCCGCACAGTATGACGCCCAATTATTCAGCCAATACGGAAGCTGGCAAACAGCGTTACAAAAATACGGCACAACCGCAAACGGGAACGCCCCGAGCGTTGACGCCCTCGCTGCAAGTATTGACAGCAACAGTCCCTTTTCCTCGTTCACAAACTTTTTCAAGAATACACCTGTCGCAACCGGCCTAGACGCTGCGGCGGGAGCAGTAAAAGCTGTCGCCAGTGTTGGCGATTTGTTGGCAATCATTACAGACTTGCCGCGTATGCTTTCAATTATTATCGGTGTTGTTGCACTTGCGGCGGGGCTGTACATGCTCGGTTCCCCGACAGTCGTCGCAGCGGTTCAAGGTATCAAATCAACAGCCGTTAAAGCGGCAGAAGTAGCGGCTGCATGACACCCGAAAGCGCCTCTTTCATTGTTACCATTGTTGTTGTGTTGGGAACGGCTGCGAATGCGTGGATTAGTCTACGCATTCGTGCAGACGTTGCCGAGATACGCACATGGACTGCCACATTTTTCGTGAGTAAAGAAGATTGTCGCGACCGTATGCAAAACGTTATACATAGAGGCGGCTAAGATGATTAGCGCGGACGAAGCCCAAGGCATCGCTATCATTATCGGATCGGTTTCCGCGTTCATTGTGTCCGTGGGCACATTCGTAATGCAGTACATGGCAAACCGTCGCTTGACGCACCTTAAAGAAATGGGGCAGCAACGCGACACACAATTGAGTGTTGTGCATGACCTTGTGAATGGACAAAACGCCGCTCTCCTTAATCTCACTGAAAAAGCTGCCAAGGCAGAAGGCGCAAAGGAAGAACGCGACGCGGCAGAAAGTGGCTCCCATGTTTAAGGCCGCGTGGCTCGCAATCATCGGCGGCAATCCGGGCTCATGGGCGATACTCGCCTTGGGCGTTTTGCTGGCGCTCGGTGGCGCTTCCGGCGTTGGTGCATATGTCATGCACAAAATGGACAGCGCCGACTACAAGGCGTTACAGCTTGCCGATAGCAAGGCCGCTGGCGTCGCCAAGGACAAACAAATCGCCGATCAAAAGAAGTACGCGGACGATTTGAAAGCGGCGGACAAACGGGCGGCAGATTTGACGGAACAACTCGCCAAAGAACGGCGGCAATTTGCGCAGTCGTTGCACATGGCGTTACAGACAGAGGGAACTACAAATGCGCCGCTTGGTGTATGCCTTGCTACTAAGCTGCCCCCTAGCGTCTTGTCAAAACTTACCCGCTAGTGAGCCCGTAGCATACGAAAAGAAAGTCCCTGTGCTACCGCCAGAGGCGATGCTTGCGGACTGCGTTTCTACGGTGTCAGATGGCAGCATAGGGCAAGAGCTAGAGCGCCTGTCGCAGCTTGCGCAATGCGAGCGTGATAGCAAAGCGGCAGTGCGGGCGTGGTATGCCGATCTAGTTGCCCGCAACAATACCGACAAAAAGTAAAGCGAGCGCAACGCAAACTATACCGCGTATAAGCATTTCTGGCGTGACTATCATGCAAATTTTCATCGCTTGCGGACCTCCCGACCCGCTGCTATACTAACCCGGCTGATACCTCAGCCCCGTGCGTGTTGTCCCAACACCCCGCACCCCACGCGCTCCTAAGCCGGGAGTTGCGAGCCCCGGCCCTCCCAAGGGTCGGGGCTTTTTCTTTAGAAGCGGATCGGCGCGGGGGCAGTCCATTCCTTCAAGGTGACCTCGCTTAATCCACTACCGCCGTTGTTGGTGTCCATTCCTGTCTCAACATATTGACGCATGGTCATACGCTCAAGGAAGGCGGACATAGAGTGCGCGACGTATTCCTGTACAGCCTGCGAATAGCTGTCATAATTCAAGGTGACCTCGCCTTGATTTTTGTACTTCACTGTAAGGGTTAGCATCGGCATTTTCGGCCCCATGATTGGACTTTCAACGTAGGCAGAATATGCCATACGTAGTCCCCTACATACGTCATAGTGTGTATTGCGTGAAGGGTGCCTTAACGGCGCGCCTGCAATTTGATTATCACGCTCCCACATAGCGGTATAGAGATAGATTGCATAGTCAGCGGCTGTCTTAACGTCTTCGGGTTCCATGGGTTACACCTTATTTACGTTAGAGATAAAGATTTGAAAGCGAACGCCTTGCCACTCACCTACCCACGAGGAAGGATTGGCGTAAGCGTCGTCGCCAACGTAGACAGGTTCGACCTCCTTTGCCCCTTCGTACATGACAAGCGCGTGCGCGATTTTGGTTAGCATCATTAGATCAAATTCAGGGTCCGGTGTTGGTGCCTGCGTTTGGTAATACCCTTGCTCTTTATTGCACATATTTTTGACCTCATTTTCCCTCGCGATTTATACGCGGAATATACACGCATGTAAAGTGCGGTATGCGTTGCATGTTTTATGCCAATGCTACATTGCATAGAGCGTGCCAACTATTTCCTATTGACAGTGCGATATATGTCACAGCGGTCGGGGCA